AACTTCTAAAATACTTCAAGGTATTTCTAGAATTCAAACCTCTACCTCTAAATCATTATTAGGAAAGGCACGAATTGGTTTAATTACATCAAAATCATTATTAGGTAAGGCTAGTATTTTAGTAACATTAACAACTGGTAATTCACTTAACGGTAAGTCTAGAATACAACAAACTTCCCAACAATCATTGCAAGGTAAAGCAAAAATATTAGTTAGCGGTACTTCTGTTCAAGCATTACTTGGTAAAGCTGACATTTTAAAATCAAATAAACAAGAGTTACAAGGTAAATCAAGAATAGGTTTAATTACTTCTAAATCTATAATAGGTAAATCTAATATCATTGTTACTTCAACTACTGATAAAACTTTAACAGGTAAATCTAGAATTACAAAATCAACAGATAAAACTTTGTTAGGTAAATCTAGAATTGCTGCAACTACATCTAAATCATTACTAGGTAAAGCTAGGATTTCAACACAAGCAGGTGGAATAATCCCACCAAGTCCGCAATACTTCATATTATTAGATGAAGAAACAGGGATATTAATACCTAGACCAAATGGTAAAAGATTGGCTGTTACTGTTAAAACTATAAGTTACAATGTTACACGATACGACGAAATGATTGTAATGAACTCTACTTCACCTACCACTGTAACGTTACCTATTGCAATAGGTTGTGGACAAACTTATAGAATTAGTAATGAAAACACAGGTGTGGTAACAATTGTTGGAACTAACTCGGACGTTATTAAAGGAGAATTAAATCAAACACTTAACCAAGGAGAGGACATCCTCATTAGTGATTACTCTACTGGCAAGTGGTGTTAATAATTAAAAAAACAATATGACTAATATTCACTCAATTCGAGATTCATGGGGAGATACTATTGGTTCAACAATGGTAGACCAATTAATGGTTTCTACTTCAACTAGATTAGCTGGTGGAGTATTTAATGGTAATGTTCCAGATTCTAATTTTTTCATTTCACAAATAACTGGTGGAGCAACTGCTACCGTAACAGGAAATGAATTAAAAATATCAACTACAACTACTAGTGGATCATCTATATTAGCTCATACTCAATCTCTTGCACGTTACATGGGCGCTATCATGAATTCATATAGAGCAGTTAGAAGATTAGGAGATACTGGAACAGTAAATAATACCCGTCAATGGGGTGACATAAATGGAAGTGGACCAAATGTTATTTCTTCATTTACAGATGGTTTTTTCTTTCAACTATCTGGAACAACATTTTCTTTAGTTCATAGAACTGCAGGTGTTAGCACTTTAATAAATTCTGGTTCATTCAACGGAAATGTTTCAGAATGGGTACCTGATTTAAACTATCATACATATGAAATTCTTTACACTAATAAAATGGCTGAATTTTATATTGATAAAGTTAGATTGCATACTATAGTAGAGACTGATACTCCAATTTGTAACACCAGGCATTTTAAAGCATTTGAAAGAAATTTTAATACAGGTGTAGGCTCAATTTGTTCTTCATATGCTCAAGTTATAACAATATCGAGATATGGTGAACCTAGTTCACAAGGTAAGGATTTTTTACAAAAAGGTTTAACTACTGGAGTATTGTTAAAAAATGGTCCAGGAGCTATACATTCGTTAAATATTACTGGAGTTACAAATAATAGTGTTGTTACTTTAAAAGATGGTTTAACGTCAGCTGGTATAGTTAAATGGACATCAGGAATTATGTCTAACCAAACTGTTCCATTTAATGTCGAACTAGATGGGCATGGAGGTACACAATTTGAGTTAGGATTATTTTTGGAAATTACAGGAGCTAACAGTAACGCCTTTGTTAAATATGAATAATACTTTATTAATTGTTAATAATACTTTATAATAATTTAGTCCTAAACATTATAGGACATATAAAAACTATGAATAAATGTGGTGGTAAAAAACCAAGAAAATAATATGGAATCAACAGAAAGAGACATATTAATTGAAGTTAAAACAAAGGTAGAGTTTTTAACGACTAATGTTAAAGCTTTATCTGACAAACTAGATGCTAACTCTAACGCATATGATGCCCTACAGAGTAGAGTTGATGCTATGTCTCCTAAAGTTGAAGAATTAAATAATTTCAAGAATTGGTTTTATACTTCTATAATTGGATCAGGATTAACAATAATTCTTTTTGTTATTAATTTTTTCAATAAATAAATGGATAAAAGAGTAATTACATCAGCAATGAGAGCAAGAATTTCAGCAACAAGGGGTAGGTCAACAACTCCTGTTCGACAAGTTAATAATAATGTTTCAAGAAAATATGTCGGACTTAAAAAAGCTTAATGACAAAGTTGAAGCCGCTATCAAGAAAATGAATTCTTGTATAGACAGGCCTTATTTAATAACTAAGGCAGAGTTAATTGCAAGCATAAGTAAATTGCTAGAAGTTACTTTAAAAGAAAAAGAAAAAGTTAATTTATTAACCTCAATATTGATAATTGGAATTATAGGTTTAATGTTAATGATTTTTATTATTTGGACACTATTTTTTACAGTACCATTAGCATGATTTATTTTTTTGACACCCTATCTGTGTTGGGAAGTGATGCCTTCTCTGTCTATGATAGAGTGTTGAAAAAGTAAATCAAATGTGGTATAGTAATAATTGAATTATTTATTAAATATAAAATGGGTTTATCACAAAACGATCCTCAATGGAAATTAAAGCGAATTAACGGAACTAACAGCACAATTGGTTCATATGGATGTTTAATTACTTCCTTATGTTTCATATTACAAAAAGCTGGTTACAATGTAACACCTGACCAATTAGCGTTACAATCATCACTATTTACTGGAGATTTATGGAATGGATGGGATAAACTTCAAGAATTATATCCAAATATGTCCTTTGTGTGGGAAGAAAAATGTTCTGCTGTACCTGCACCTGTTGACAAAATAATGTCAGAAGTAAAAGATGGATATTTTCCTATTATTATGTTGGATTATGCTCCAACTGTTAAAGGTCTGCAAACTCACTATTTAGTAGTTATAGACACTGATGGTGAAGGTAATTTAAAAGTAATGGATCCATGGGATGGTGCAGAGATTTGGCTTGACACGCGTTATGGTAATGTTGATGAAAAATATAAAGTTCTAAAAGTTAACACTTATCATTTCACTAAACCAGAAATTGTAGACGATGCATGGGAGAATATTAAAAAATTCCTACAAGAAAAAACTGCAACAGAAGGAGATGTAAGGGCCGCATTTGGAGCATTAAGTGACCAAGAAAGTTATTTAAGAAAATTATCAGATTTAACAAGTCAGTTAACTGATAAAAATAATACCATATTAACTAAAGATGGAATCATATCAGACTTAAACACTAAAATTGAAGGATTAACAGCAACACTAACTACAAAGAATGGTTATCGTGAAAAATTATCAATCATATTAGGTTGTGAAAATGATTGGGATACTATTGTTGGTCAAGTAACAGAGGCAATTGCTAATGAGGATAAATACAACAGTTTAATTCCACAATATAAATTACTACAAGGTACGTTTGAAGAAAAAGTTAAAGAAGAAGTTGATAAACAGAATTATGATATTAATTTAAAGTTAGTTAAAGCTAATACTGATATTGTTACACAATCAAATACTATTAACTCATTGACTAAAAAAGTAGAAGATTTAAAATCAATTATCAATGGAACAAAAGTTTCTTTGATACAAACAATTAAAAATTTTTTAAAAATAAAATGATACAAGAAAATTTATCAAAAAAAATAAAAGATAAAGGTTTTAATTTGGCTATAAAACAAACTAACGATATGCCAAAACCATACAAGCCTATAGTTCTTGACATAAATAAAATTAAAAAACCTCAACCTCCTAAATTTTAATAAATAATAAATGGAATCATATAAAGGAACACTTAACAAGGAAGAATTACGAGGTTACTTATTGAATTGTTTAAAGTTTACAGCACCAGGATTAACAGTATTATTTGCACAATTAGCATTGGGAATTGATTTGCGAGCAGCTTTATTAACTGCTTCATTCGTTTTCTATGCAAACCTTTCAGACTTATTTAAAAAGATAAGTCAAGGTAAATAATGAAGTTAATAAAACTTACTCAAAATAAATTTGCAAAAATAGATGATTGTGATTTTGAAAGAGTTTCAGAGAAAAAATGGTACTACTGGAAATCTAAAAAACGTATAAATAAATGTGAAGTAAGAAATCATTTTTGGGATAAAAAAAATAAAAAATATCATACTATTTTATTGCATAGGTTTATCTTAAATCCCCCTCAAGGAATGGTTGTTGACCATATTAATGGAGATTCAACAGATAATAGAAGATCAAATATTAGAATATGTACAAACCAACAAAATTCATTTAATGTTCATGCAATTAACAGTAATTCTGGATATAAAGGAGTTTATTTTGATAAATCTAAAAATAAATATAAAGTTTCAATTACCCACAATGGTAAAAAATATCATTTAGGATCTTTTAAAAATCCAGAAGATGGAGCTATTGCTTATAATAAAAAAGCTATTGAATTTTTTGGAGATTTTAGTTGTTTGAATAAAATATAATTTTTTTATGTCAACAAACACTAATTTAAAACTAGATAAACGAGCTAAAGCCATATTGTTAAATGATTGTATAAAAATGATTACTCAAGCTTCTTGGAGTTTAAAAATAATTTCACAGCAGTTCCCAGTACAAGAATTAGATGAAGAAGATTATGACCAATATATTAGTCTAGTTAGTGATGAAGTCGTTGATTTTGCTCAAGCAGTTGCAAAGATGTCATTGATACTACAAAGGTGATATGTTATTATAGGACATGGAAACAAATGTAAATTATGCCAACGTAAAACAATGGCGAAAAAATAACCCCGACAAATTTAGGGAACAAAAGAAAAAATATCGCAACAAAAATAAAGAACGAATTAACTCGTATTACAGAGAATGGTATTTAAAAAAGAAACAATTAGAAAGTGCTGGAAGTGTCGTCTGAATCATCTTCAACTAAGTATATAAAATTCTTTTGATAGGTAATCTTTTTACCCTGTTGATGAACTCTAATATATCTACTTGGTGATTCAAGTATTTGAACGACAAAATCATAATCTTCGTCAACAACTACTCGAATAGGTTCTGGTCTAACATTTAATGTTAAGACTGTCATTTTTTGTTTTTTCGGTAAGTTATTCTAATTGTTTTAGCACCTAGAATCCTCCCACCTAATGTAATAAACGCGTTGCCAATGGCGACTTTAAAGCCAAAATGTTTGACTTCATAAAAAAATTCTTTCATTTTTTACCTTTACTTAAATTAATAAATTTCTGCTTATAAATTGCTTCTAAAGTTTGGTAATCATTAATAGTTCGTTTCATTATTCTCTTTTTTAACAATTGTTTTTCTTCTACCCATTCTAATCCGTGTTCTTTTATCATTTTTATTGAATATGGAATATAGTTACCATTTAAACCTATATTGCAACCATAACACTGTAAATTTACTAAATCTTCTTCAAATAAAACTGAATTACATCTAGATGATATAAAATGACCTGCTTGAGAGCCTTTGTATGGAATTTTTGCACCACAGGTTATACAAATCCCCTCATGTGGTGATCCAGTTGTTTTTAGACAGTCTCGTAGCCTAATAAATTTAGAAAATTCTGACCAAGCTTTTTTTTTAGCTGATCTAAGTGTTACTTCTTTCATAAAGTAACAATAACATATTATGGGTTAAATGTTAATGGTGGGTTATCCATATTAACAGCTTTACCATCGTCTCCAACATAAATTGACTGACCAAAACCAAAGTTATCAACAACATCTTTAAGAGCAAGCTTGTAACCTTTATTCTTTAACACTAAATGCCAACCGTCGTGTCGCATATATTTACCTAGTTCATCAAACACTTCCCGTCTAAAACCATAAGCACTAGAAACAAAATCAGTTACTTCTAAATGACCTCTTTTTTCAGTTACTCCCCAAAATCTTTCATCGTTAGGATCGTAACGACGATAATCTACTAAACCAATTGCCCCAATTTTGTAACTAGTATCTAATATATCAATGGCTTCTTTTAACCAATTGGAGGTAAACTCTAAATCAGTATCGAGTTTGAAAATATATTTTCCGCTACTACAGGCAATTCCTCTCCTAACATTCTTTTCAATTCCCACATTTTTACCACAATTGTTTATTAAAAGTGAAATTCTTTTAAGTTTGACTAAACCTGTTAAATATTCAAATACTTCTGGGTCTTTACTCCCGTCGTTGCAAACAATTATTTCCATTGGATAGCCTGATGGAGTAGTAAGTAATGAAACCATCATTCTTTTTAAAAACTCTGGTCTTTCGTAAGCTAATATTATTAGTGATGCTAGTTTCATTTTTGTATCAGGGGTAATTCCCCACCTTCTATATTACCTTCTAATATTCCAACACTAATCATAAAATCATGGTGTTTCTGTTTAATATATTCAATATTTTTAGTTACTTCTTCTTGATTTTTTGATTGATTTCTATCGTGGTAAATATGATAACCAACAACTTTATCCGTAAATATTGCTTTGTACCCTGCTTCTTCTAACCTCATAGCTAGTTCACAATCCTCTCCACCGTGACCAACCATTGCTTCGTCAAATCCTCCAACCGCATTAAATATTGAATGAGGAATTAACATATTTCCACTAAATAAACCTAAACAATAATGACTTCGTGGTAAATCATCAAACATTGAACCGTTCTTTGACCTTGGATCTTCACCAATAACTCCGTCTAAATGATCGGCATAAATAGATGGCATATTACCATCAATTAACTGTTGCCAGTTAACATAAACATCATTAACAGAAAAGTCCATAGGTTCTAACCAATCATATCGTCCTCCAATTATTACATCAGGATTTGCTTTGGTTATATTATTGTAATGAGATAGAGCTGTTGGATTTAACATCACATCGGAATCAAGGAATAACAATGAATCACTTTTGGCTAACTTAGCACCCATATTTCTAACAATAGGAGCTCTAAATCCTTCATTCTTTTGCCAATAGTATTGAATGTTTAGTTTATCCTTGAACTCAATAATAGCTTCCATAGTTCCATCAACTGAACCGTCATCAGAAACTATGACTTCAAAGTCTTTAAAGTCCTGCTTGTCAAGTGATGCGAAAACTCGACGAAGGTTATTTTTACGTTGGTATGTTGGAATTATTATGGAGATCATTTGTTTATTTTATCTAATTCTTTATTTTTATTTTTATCTAGTGATTTCATAAATTTTTTAGTGTAATTCTAATAATAGAACCTATACTATGGGCAAACAGTTCATCTCTTGATTGTTCTCCAATATAAGTAAATATATATTCAACTGCGTGGACTGATTCGTGGGCTAGGCTATCAACATTTTTAAGACTTGGTTTTTCCGTTAAAGCAATTACTGGATAACAATGACTATGGAAAAATGCTTTGCCTCTACAATTTATAAATTCCATAGCATCTCTTTCGGGTTGATGATATTTTTTAAGAACTTTATTTATCTCTTGATTATTTCCCCAACAAACAATTACTTTATATTCATCATTTAAAACTGGAACTCTAATTTCTTTTACTTTATCTAGTGATTTTTGGTTCATAGGTTAGTCTTTAAATTTTTAATTGACTTTCGTATTTTTTCCCCTATCATTTTTAAGTTCACTATATCTGGAAAACTTAATTACTTGACCTGTCTTTATTTTTTTATAAATTGGTTTTTCAACTATCTTCGTACCAATTCTAAATAATTTAACTTCTCTAAAACTGATTAGTAACCCTCTAAATTCTCCAGTTCCATATTCAATATCGTTATCATAATCTTTTTCTATATGAGGAACTTTTATGGTTAAATAGACAGGTTTTTTTACTTTTTTATATCCAATGATTTTTCCAAATAAATGTTCGTGTAGTAAATTAGTGCTACTAAGTTGTTGCATTAACATTTCATCATAAAATTTAGCCATAGTATTACCCATTACACTAGCAACATCTTGTAAATCTATACCTTGTTTTTCTTTTATCCCCTTTCCCTCTGTTGGTTTAGATTTCATAGATTTTATTTAACAGATAAAATAAAGTCAAAAAATAACTGAATAATCCAAAGATTGATATAAACCATATATTTTCTTTTAGATACCTTGTTATTAGTAATTTCCCAATCATATTTACCGATAGAAATTAAAGATGGTTTATAAATTTCTCCCTCTTTTGGAAAACAGATTATTTTGGATAGTTCTACCCTAAATTTGAAGTTTGATTTTTGTGCCATTTTTATATTTAATAAATAATCTTTCTTTCCCTCTGATGATTTAGATTTCATAGATGTTTGTTTTTAATAATATATTTAGGTTTATAACCAAGTCTAATAGTATCGGCTAAATAAACTATTGATTCTCCTATAAATCTTAATGTTAAAGTATTACCAATATCTATTCCTTGTGGTGGAGTTGGTTTCTTTCCCTCTATTTTAGATTTCATTTTCTTTTTAATTCTTTAATGATTAAGTTTTTTGCTTGTCCTAAAAGACTGTCTACTTTATCTAGTGATTTTTGGTTCATAAGTTATTTAATTAATAATTTTTGTAACCTTTCATCACTCCATAAACTCTGCAACAAATCCCTATTTTTAATTTCATTATCAAATCTTCCTTTTGATGACGAACAATAATGGATAACTTCTGCTGTTGGTTCATACCAACTTTTGTATCCTTTTTCTCTTGCTCTTAAACAAAAATCAACATCCTCGAATCCATTAACGAATGAATTACTAAAACCCTTCAACTCACTAAAGACTTTAGTTTTGACCATTAAACATGCACCAGTCACTCCAATCACTTCCTTACCAATATTGTATTGTGGATCATCTGGTGAAGCGTTACGACCTATTTCATAAGGTAAACCAATATCGTAAAACCCTATTCCTGCGTGTTGAAGTTTTCCTTTTTCTGTTATCAATTTTATTCCACTATGGACGTCAACAGATTTTGTTTCTCCAAAGATTAATTTAGCTCCAACAATTGGATAATCATCAGTACATTTTCCTTCCATTTTCTCCAAGAATCCTCTAATCGGCAACATATCATTGTTCATTAAAAGTATATTTTCGGTTTTAACAATTGCTCCTGCGAAATTGTTAGCATTAGCAAAGCCCCAGTTATCGTTTAATTCTAACCAAATACACTCTGATGGTGTCAACATCCAACTGGATTTTACATCGTCGGAATTGTTGTCAACAATTAATATCTGGCAATTTTCTCTTTTTAATTCATAAGTTAAATCATGTAAATATTTCTCTCCATTCCAATTTACGATAATTATTGTTGTTTTTGGTTTCATAGTTTAATTTTAATTGAGAAAGGAGAATAGGGGTTAATTAAAACTCCTATTTCTCCCCTCCCAATTAAGAGAGAGGACAGCACCGACTGAATAGTTAAAAGGGTAAATCTTCCTCTTTTGTTTCTTCAACTAAATCAGTGTCTTCGTGGGACTTTGAAAATACTTCAAAGTTCTTAAACTTTCTGTTTGTTTTTGGATTAAGTTTCATTCCAACAAACTTAATTTTGACATCATCACCAAGTTCAACTTTCTCCATATCTCTATCGAGAGCAGTTGCACCCCAAACATCAAATGTATCCATTCCAACTTTTATGACATACATCATTGAGTTGTTTGGTCCAACATCTTTTTTAACTTTAATTAACTGACCTACAATTTCTTTGTTTTCATCGAAGTTCCAAGTAGGATTATTAGAACCTGACATTTGTTTCCATTCTGACATATTTTTTTTTAATAAATAATTGTTTTAACTTCATTAACCTGATCTGATTTTAATTTTATTAAATCCTTATAGTTACTGTACTCAACTTCCCAATTTGCTTTACCATCAATCTTTAACGGAGGTGGCGTTGGTTCATCACCTTTCATAGCATTAGATATTTTAACAACTTCATCATTCCATTTCTTATCTAATTCAGTAGTTGCCTTAACAACAACTTCTTCCATATATCCTGTATCTTTAGCAATATAAAGTAAATGACCTTCGTCAAATCCCATGGCTTTCATGTAAGTGTAAAGTTGCAAATGGTGGAATGGATAGGCTTGTGCCATTCCTTTAACCTTGTTGTATCGTAACGCCATTGAATTGATTGACTTAATTTCAAATGGAGTTTTCTTTAATCCATTTGGATATTGTTCTTTATATCGTTTAAGAACTTCTTTCAACCCATCAATTCGATAATCTCTTTTGTTTAGGTGTGAAACGTTACTAATGGCAACATCCCAATTTTCAACTTCAAGGATTAAGTCTGGTCTACCAACAACTGGCAAACAATTAGGTAACTCAACTTTTACTCTTTCTTGTGACTCGTAGGCTAATCCAACATCTTTTAACATGTTGTAAACACCCTGTTCGATAGCTTTACCTAAAAGAAAAGTTATCATTCCTTTACCATCTGTTGGATTGGTGTAAGGTGTTCCTTTCATTTTGTGATAGGTATCAAATACTGGTTTGCCTAAATCACTTGCCCATATTTCATTTCTTGGTTCGGGTTTCAATGAAGCACCACCTCCAAGCATATCAGAAATTAAATAGTTAATAGACCAGTTATTATCCATTAGAATTCTGAAAGAACCATTAAAATAAATGTGAATAAAGCAATTACTGCAACTTCAGTGAAAACTGTAGTAACTCTAATTTTTTTAACTTTTTCATCAATATCTAATATTCCTCCAAGTATTGATTTTTCAATTAAAGAACTTTTCAATAATTCTTTTGATAAGATTTTTTCTTGTAATTTTGTTTTCATTTAGTTTTTTTTTAATATGTAATCGTTTAATTTCTTTAGCTCCCCTAGAATCGCATTTAAAAGACTCATGGTAGTAATCTCACCCATTTTGCTAATATCGTTTGTCTTAGAAGGAATATGGGTATCAATTTGATGTGGGCCAACATTTGGGGTAGGGTATAAATCTTTCTTCAAAACTACATCAGAATATCTTTTTGCTTTATTATTTTCAGTTAATTTCTGCATTAATTCTTTATATTCTGCAAATGAATTACAAGAGCAAAATCTGCTAATAGTTGAATTTGATAAGTTAACAATACCGCAAATAAGTTTATGGTTAACTTTACCCTGAAGTTGTTTTGTTAAATTAAAACCTGAAATTAATTTAGATTCCATATCTTTTGTTTTATATTTTGTCATTTTTTTATTAATTTTTAATTAAAAAATCATATCACCTTTTAATATTTTAGTCAAGGGGATATTATCTAAATATTTTTTCTCCAAATAAACTAACATTTTCTACTTCTGCTTTTGGAAGTGGAGGCAACTCTTCAGCTCCAGCAAAAACATATGTTTCGTGAATACCAGCTTTTTTTTCACCAAAAGTTATCTGAATAGAACCACTCGCACTATTTTTTGATTTTCCAACAATTAACACTCCACTATTGGTAAACAGTGTATGAGTTTTATCTCCTTCAACAGGGTTCCTATAAACTATCCAAACATCTGTTGAATCCTGTTTAAAAGACGCAGAACCCGATATGTCATCCATTGTTGGCATTGATTCTTTTTTTGATGCTATAGGTTTTCTCAAATGGGCAATAATTAGCATCGAGCATAATTTAGTGGTAGCTATCTCTGTTAAAACTTTTAACACATTTGCCTGTTCCCCTATTGAATTTTGAGGATCTTTTACAAAATAACCAATATGATCGATAACTACTAAATCATATCTTTCACTTTTATCCAATACTTCCAATAATTTTTGTGGTGTTCTGATTTGTTGTTTAGTATAAACATCAATTGGTAATTCTCCAAAATTGTAATCAGTGTCAGGGTTTAATTCGCTGAATGGTTTATCGTTAACAATTGACGCAATATATTCAACAACTCCAGTGTCGGGTTCTAGTGCTAAATACAGAACTTTTTTATTTTGTTTAGCAACATTCACTGCAAAAACACAAGCCAAAGATGTTTTACCAACATTTGTTCCACCTGTTAGGGTATACGTATGTTTAGGAACAAATCCTTTAACCATATAATCTAATCTTGGCAACCCAGTTTTAGGACAGTTTCTCTCCAATGGCCTTTCTTCTTTTCTTAAATCAATTAACTCCTGTAATTTATGAGGCACTTCAAATCCTTCTTTCTTTTTTGAAACAAAATCGTAAGCTCTTCCAACTTGATATTCAAACTCTTCTTTGGTTACTGGTGGGTTGTAAGTTTGATTTATACCTAAAAGGATTTGAACTCCTTCTTCACGAGAATATTTAGCAAAAATACTACAGGCAATTTTATGTAAAGCATCAGTTCTTCCACCATCAGGTACAGTTAAAAAATCACTCATTTCAATTTTCTTTCTTTCACCATTTTGTTCTCTACAGTCAGAATTAATCAGACGGACAATATCATCAGATAATGGTTCTAATTTTCTCATGTTGGCAACACTTGGAGGGCTAACCCATTTTCTGTTATTAAATGGCGGAAGCAGACAATATGAGTGCCAGGCTTTTAAATCTACCCTAATTTGACTATTTGAGTGGCTGTGTAACTCACGATTATAGGTAAAGTAGTAATGTTTGCCACCCGACTGTGTAGACGCTGTTACAGGGCTTCTAAAGCCCCATTCTTGCAATCCATGCTTAACTCTGTCGTCATCAACAATCAACACTCCACTAATATCACCTGTTACAACTGCTAAATGCCAACCTTTTTTTATCCATTCTGTAACTTCTTCCATTGTTGGCCTTCTTTCTTGGAATTCTTTCCACGCAATAGCTGGAGTTTTAGTTTCAGGTACAATTGGAACCAAACTCCATCCTAAAATGTTCAGGTAATAGTTGGCTGATTTTATTTCTTCATTCAATTTTACCTTCCTTCTTTAGCCTTTGCTGTGCCATTATTAAGCTTGCTCTACCTTCGGGAGAGTATGTTTGCTGTTGAATTTCTCGAGAAATATCATTTAATTTTTGTACATCTCCAAATTTTATTCCATTTCTAACCCAAACTCTCAGTGTTGCTTTAAAATTTTTAACAGGTCTTTTTGTTATTCCTGCTTCTGTCTGTTCTTTCAGGTTATTATATACGTCTATCACATCTGGGTACCATACATCTAGATCACTAGCTATTTTATATATCTCCTCTCTAGATAGATCAGTCTTTATGGGCACTACCACTAGGGGTAACTGTGTAGGCTTCTCTCCCGTATGACTATTGACGGTTAACGATTTACTGTTAACTATTAACTGTTTAAGGTTAATGGATATATTATTTAAAAAAGAGGAGATTTCTTTTTCTTTTGCTCTCTCTCTTTCTTTGTTACTTTCTTTCTCTCTCTCATTTTCTTTGTCTTTTTTCTCCAAAAAAGCCATTATTTTGTTGTTTTTTAACTTTTCGTGCCTAAAATGTACAAGATTAGCTTTAAAATTTTTATTTTCAATTTTAATTAACTGATCTAATCTAGATATTATGGCTTCATTGCTGGCATCATCCTTTTTTTTAGGTGTGTTTAACAATCTTACTTTTTTGTCGTTCATTTTAGATAATAACCATTAACATCATCGGCTATTTCCTTGATAAGTCCCTCATATATTCCAGTCATAACATCAATATCGTCATCTGTTACTACCGATTGCATAGGATATTGCTTATTAAGTTGCGAGTACCTAAACGATTTATCACTAATTTTTTGCATTAAACCTCTAAGTTTAAGCAGTTGGTTTAATTTTATCGGGTCCATTTTGTGTATTCCAAAATTTATAATCTTTCACGCCTTTAAATAATCTAATACCGCGTTTCGCCCAGTATTTTCTTATTTTATATCCTTCCATAGTTTTATCAAGCATCTCTCCTCCAGCTTAATTCACCATCATCACCAATTAATTTTTCTTTATTTAATTCTTTTTCATATCTTTTCATCTCTTTTCTCTCTCTCTTTGTTAGCCCATAATATGGATCAACACCAACTATTGGAGTATCTCTATAATTAGTTCTAACAGTAGTGTCAAGTTTCTCTCTTTGAATTAATTTATTATTCCAAAAAGTTAATATAACATCATCAATATTTTCATGGAATGTTACCTCAATATCTGTAGTTTTAACTTCACTAATCCAACTGTAACCTAGTATGGAAGAAAATGTATACTCTTCTTTTTTTAAAATTAACAAAAAAGTAGAAATGATAATACATCCATCTATTAGGTAGACATAACTTTGACTATTACAGAACCATTGGAATATTCTAGTTTTAGGATTCCATAGAAACCCCTTTCCATGGAAGGATAAGTCTTTACAGTATGTTTCGATTAATTCTTTACTGAGTTTTTCATCAGGATTATCAATCTTTTGATTTGATAATAATGCTCTAAAGAAATAAAAACTATCGCTGTAATCTTTGACATTTGATAACCCACTTACAACTCCATTGTGTGCCCAAAACCAGTTGCCGAATCTTTGAAGGTGTAAACCTTTTTGATCTCTATCTCCACCAGTAGACGTTCGAGAATGAATGCAAAACATATTCTCTCCATTGTACTTGGCGTGTACATCAAAATTGTTATAATCTTTATCACCTAGATAAAAATCAGTTTTATTTTCTCTTAGAATACTATAGCCACATCTTTCTGCTTTTAGACCTGAAATGTTAGCATCAATAATATCCTGTAATATTTTATTATTACTACTTTTTGTATTTAATATTGTTAAAATTTTGCACATATATTTTTAGTATTTTGAAATATCGAAATTCAATTCTATAACTCTTGAATTTGATTCAATTTTATAATTATTTTCCTGTTTTTTATAACCTGCGTTAATAATTGCATCATCTAAATTTACAACCCTGCAATTTTCATTTAATTCAATTTCTATTTCTTTTGGAGATACTGATTTCATTTTGTTATCAACTGATTCAATATATTTACCAATAAAGTCAATAGTTTCCTGAATAATTTTACCTAGTTCAGAGATAGTAGCGTATTTTCCACCATATCCTCTAAATTCAACCGTATGATGCTTTTGATAGCAATAATTAATCATTCTATATCTATCCTCAGAGCATAGTGTAAAATGTTTACGCTGTGATATGGCCGAACTACAATAACTGTTATCTTTTCTATCATTGAATACGGTTGGGAATTTTGATTCAAACATTTTAATAAACTTCTTATAAAAATCTTTGTTATCAATATATCCGTAATAATTTTTTACAAGCGATATGTGGTAGTGTAGACCGCAAGTTTCATTTATTGCATATTCTTTTTTATCATTTGCTTCTTCAAACATTTCTAAAGCAGTTGTCAATTCTCTTGCATTTAATGGTTGTGTTACACATTCTCTAGGAACATATCCATAACCTTCCCCTCTTTCGTGTACGCTTCCATCACCTTTACACGTTAGGATTATATCTTCAAGATTAACATTTGAAAGTTTGTCGTAGAAATTGGTTTTATATAAACCTTCAAACTCTACACCAATTTTATTTATATATTTATTAAAACTTATAGGTTCTATCATATTCATATTTTCCCCTCTAAGTTCAAAATAATGACCTAGAGGGGTACTATTAATTATTAATTTACCCTGATACATTTCTGTAAAATTACATCTCTATCGAGATAATAGCTTTTATTTCTACTTTTTCGATAAAGTTTCGATGTAAAAATTTTAGAAAAGCAGTTAAGTTTTGAACCCATTTAGTAACATCATCCTCTAAAATTAGATCGTTAACTTTTACAGTTATTCCCTCACTAATGTTATCGGTTCGTAAAATACTGAAATTATTATATCCATCTACCATCAAGTTTGTTCCATATCTATTTAACACTGTTGGGGTACCGCATACTTTTCTATAGTTTTGGAGATACTTTTCCAATTTTGGTGTTTCTTTTTGGTATTTTAGTTTATTTCCATCCTTATCAAAATAGTTGTCACTAGTTGAAACACCATCAGGAGACTTAAATAGATTGGCTAGCTCTTGACTAGATTTAATAAATAATAACTGTTCGCCCTTATCAAGGGTGAATATAACTTCACACACTTTTTTTGTGTTTGTTGGCATAATTGTTTCCTTACGATTAATTAATAATGGTGTAATTTCTTCAACGTGTACTAGTGTTAGATCATCATCTGTAAAACATCCACAACATCCACTAACTACGTGTTCATATTCATCTAAAATATCGTATGAATAATAACCACATGATTCATTTCTTATTCTTATATGATGACCATTATTGTGAATAAAGTTACCACACTTACTTCTACTACCTTCTTTAATTGTTAGAACATCTCCTTTTTTATATTTTGTGCATGACATATTTTTTATTTAATTAATAATGTTAAGCTATATTTTTTATAATGTTGACCACCTATTAATATCAAATTATTTTTATTAACTAATGAATGTGTTCCATCTTTCCACTCTATTCTAAAATCTCCCACATAAAAACTTCCGCCAACTGGGGAGGTTTCTAATATATGTGTTATTTCAGCCTGTTGGCCTTTATGTGATACATAATCACCCCAACCTTCATAACTTTTTAATTTTACTTTGTCGCCTATTTTCATTTTATTATTAGAGTCAATGAGTATTTTTTATATTTTTGTTCTTTATCTTTAACTATATTCAAATCATAATTTCTATATGAATTATTATATCCATCTTTGAAAAGAACACTATAATATTTACTATCCTTATCATAGTCTGTAACAATGCCAACGCCGTGATTACCCTGATATTTGTAATAAAAAGAACTCAATGATATTTTTACTTTGTCGCCTATTTTTATTTTATGTTTATTTAATTTAGAGTATAGTGTACATACATTTGCTTCATCAATATCTAAAAGGTGTGAAGTAGTTTCAACATATCCTCCATCAATACGTGTTATTTTCTCTATATCATTATCCCTAGAAGGAATAACTATATAGTCACCTACTTTAAATTTAGTTAATATACCCATATTTCATATTCAAATTTATAACTTAAGTGGAATATTAAACCCACCACCTGCTTTGATGGGTTTTAACTCTAATTAAGCCTTAATCATTTTTAATGATATATCTGACATCCCAGTTAATATCACAAGTTTTGAATTTATTAGATTTACCGATTACTTCACCATTGAAGTTAAGCAATTCGTATTTGATACGACAACCACCATGTAGTGATCTACCAGTGTATTTAATAAATTTAACTTTATCATTGTCGCGATATTTGCTGTCAACTCGACCATGATTGACTTTGGCTCTATAGATGCCATTTAAGATTCTCATATGATTTTCTTTTTATCTGAATGATTAATTGCTTTCACTATATCACCTTTGGTTTTATTTATCAAGGGGTAATTTTTAGCACTTCTCTCCCGACATTCATCTAAGGCGGGTTTTAACGCTCTTATTTGATCGGGTGTTAGCCATTCGTCTTTATTTGTGTTTAAACTATAATCATAAGCCTTATATTTTTTCATTTGCTTTTTTAATTAAATAATTAATGATCTTTTTGGAGTTCCATAACGGATGCTTTAATTTAAGTGTTAGCCAAACAATAAAAACACCGTCTGATTGACCGTAGATCATAACTTAACTAAATTAATAACAGGGATATTACACTTCAATTTGACCACTTTAGCGACTCTCCAAATGCTTTTTAGACTGTTATCCGATGCTAACACATACCACTCATTATTTTTGAATATTTTAAGTAGATAACTACCGTCTTTTTGGATAAATATTTTTAGTTTCATTTTAGTATTTAATTTTTAACATAGCCATCAAACCATTTGCCCGATTTTGATGTACTTGGATCACTACACCACTTTTGTGCCTCTTCAAGTGTTAGACCGCTTCTAATCAATTCTGGTCTTTTTCCACTTTGATAAAATCTGTAAATGTTATAAGTCCCTCCGATGATATATTTTCTTTTTGTTGTCATATTATAAGCTGTGAATTAATAATAATTGTTGTTGATAGAATCCTATCTGATGACCATAGTCGGCTTTTCTTGCCCTTGACTGTTTAAGCTCGTAGTAAGCTTTTTGATCGGTTGAATAATTAAGTGCTTTTGGTAGCTCACAGTCAGGACAGACAATATATTTAATATTATGAGATATTAACTCATACTCCACGTGTGATTTTTGTCTTTGAGTTGAATGACTATAATCTTTTGAATTAAGTAAGACAACGGTGCTATAACGTACTGCTATTTTAAAGTGATAGCCATAAGAGTAGATCGTATCACCTTCAATAAACATATTTGATCCAGTGCCTTTTGTTGCACCTTCGGCAAACTTTTTTGCTAGTGTCTTATTATTCATATTTATTTTAAATTTTTAAATTAATAAACTATCGGCAGTATTCCAAGCTAGTTCCAACGTCTTGACCTAACGTGGTATTCTCTCTTATAGTTCCATAAGATTTCAAAACCTCGTACTCATACTCATTTTTAGAATAATTAAACGTCTTAATTATTTCAACGTACTTGTTATAGTATTTTTTATTTATTTGTTGTTTATTCATGCCATTTTCTCCAATTTATTTTAATTGATAATCAATAACACCCTGCTTTAAATCATCCGGGAGTTCCTGAAGGCTTAACACTCCCATTTGGTACAGGTCTTTAAGTTCGGCGACCGTTTGATCGTCAATATTTAATCTAAAATCATCAGGGCTTTTTAAGCCTATATTTTCTTTATTCATATTCATTTTTTAATTAATAACAAACTAATAATAAGTAAGCCATGCAAAAACCGAGTATAACTGTTGATACTTCCATTATTTTATATAGTGTTTTATTCATATTTTAATTAAATAAATAATGTGTTGGATTCTAAAATTTCAACGCCAATGGCTTCCTGTTGTAGTTCTGTTTTGAGTTCCTGACATAATGCTTTAATTTGATCATCATTTGCCACGTCCTGAAAAGTGCTGATCAGTAGCGATTTCTCTGCCACTCCCTTCCAATATCCTATCATCTCACTTGCATTTAAACCGTCGTAGTATTTGGAGGCTATCTTGACGGCTTTTGATGCCTCTAATTCTTTTGTCTTATTATTACTACCTATAAAGAAATTGATTTTTTTCATATTTATTTTAAAATTAATAACATCCTGCTTTGGTATTTTTTATGAGATAAAATCAAAGCATTATATTTTTCTGCTATTTCTTTGGTGTAAGCATCTACTCTATTATTGGCGACATCATCTATCACCTTATTGTAAAAGTTATTCAATTTTCTTTTGATATTCATATTCATATTTAACTGTTAATTACTTAAGAGTTTATATCACCTTGGATTGTGTGTCAATAGGGCAAATTAAACCTAAAACCAAAGATGATTATTATAGGCTGTTAACTGTAACAGGCTGTTAAAAATGAATTTAATGATAAAAAATACTAATGAGTGTTAAAACATCAATCCTAGGGCTTGTAGTGTGGTGCTACGCATATATTTTTAATCAATTGTTGACACTTTTTGCATTTTCCGCCATCAATAATGAATGTAAAATGATTCTAAAGTATAAAGGGATAGAATAATCAATGCATGGAGAGTGTAATATTCGGGAGTTTTTCACTGCCTGATGTTAAGTGTTAACTATATAATTTTTGTAAACATATCACCATAGATTTAACATCCAATCCCATACGCTTAACACTATCCTATAACAGTCAACAGTCAACACGCCACCATACAGCAGATAACAGTATGTCCTATCTTTAGGCGTTTGTTAGCTTTTGTTAACAGCTGTAGTATGTCGAACAATCTACATTGTACGACGCTGTTAGCAATATCAAGTAGGGGTAGCAATGGTTGACCTTGGGATAGGGTTGGTTAGATTAGATTCAGTAACAACGCACACCCAAACAAAAAAAATATTATAAATTTTACACATGAAGTGTACACTTGGTACTTTACACTGTGTACACAACGTGTTAAAGTGTACACATGAAACAATTAACAATTAGACAACTACGAGCATCACTAAGTGATTCGTTAAAAGACTTACCATTTGAGATAACATCAAGAGGTAGAGTTATTGCTGTGGTTACAGTTAAAGGGGTACAACCAGAAATTCAAAATATAATAAAAGAGAAACCAGAAAAAATAATTTCTCAGAATTTAACAACTAATGAAACTCCTTATAGTATTTCTCAAGGTTTCTTCATGGGTAAACCACTATATATTTGTCCACATGGTTATCAATCAAAATGTCCAATATGCAAGTAAAAACGAAGTTTGACATAACATTACATCCCGACAAACTAACCTTTCAAGGTCCACAGGTAGATGGTGGATATAAAGTGGTAATGTATTGTGGTGAATATGATAAATCGGAGATTGTAAAATTAATGGCTCTACCAGAGTCGGAGTTAGAAGTTAAAATACAACCGCAAGGTTAATAAACAACTATGCCAATAAACGAAAGAGAACGTATCGAACAACAACTACGTTCCCTAGAAGGTCAACCATTTAATCGTATTAACGCCATGCGGATAAATCGTTTAAATGCTAGATTAGAACAACTAGAAGACTGCTCAACATTCTTTCCCTCTTATTTTACTGATGAGTATCAATATCAACAGTGGGAGGATATTAGACGATTATTGGAAGAACCTGTAATGCCTAGTTGGACAATGCCACAACAACCTGAAGAACCACGTCAACAGGTACAATTCCGTCCAATAGGACCAGAAGACTATAGTGGTGAGTTAACAGGTTCACGTTTCTTTGAAACAGTTTACGGACCTGGTTATGTAACACAATATAAAAAACAACAAAAAGTCAACTGGACTAAATATTCAGTAACACTAACTACCGTAAGGTAATGTAAAATAACTTATGCCAACAAAATTAATGGATAAAGAACCAAAACCAGAATTATTAAAAGGACACTATTCGTTTAAACAACGTAAAGTTGCAGGTAAAGTTATGTATCAGTTGGGGTGGGGTACAAAGACACTATCAAAATGGTTAAATGTAAATGCTAACACTATCAAGAAAGCAGCTAACCAACCTACACCTGAAGCCATGATAGCCTTTGAAGAATCATTTAGAATAGCAATGAGGGATATGGATATGGTTGGTTTATTTGAAACAAAACAGCGTATAAGGTCATTAATCCCCCATGAGAAGGATATTATAAAATTGGTAAAAGCTGGGGAGTTTTTTGGTGGTCAACAGACTAAAACTCAAAATAATACCCAAGTTAATGTTTACGCTGACTTGTTAAGTAAATATGGGGAAGGTGTTGAAACAGTCCCTACACGGGTTGTAGAGGCAGAGATTGTTAAACCTAATGGTGATGTTAAAGAAGTTATTAGATCTATTAAAAAGGCATCATAATGGCATATTCAGAATGTAAATGTGAACATTTTAGTTGTGAACCAGGTTTACCAAATGGCAACAATAGATTTAGATTTGTAAAAGAAAATAATGTAATTTGTTCACAAATAAAATTAGATGGAATAGAATATAGAGGTGGTCCAACTAAAAATGATATTGACCATTGTGAAATGAAAACTAGATTTGACTACACTGATAAAAAAGGTTTTCATGAAAAAAGGGCGTGAAAGGTTTATCTATCTTTGGTAAGTGAGACCTAAAGTCCGCTAGCCATTGTATAGCACTACGGTTCGATTCCGTACACGTCCACAAATATGATATTATAGGTTATGGATAACCAACAGATTAAGGATGTAATTCAAGGACAATTCAAAATTGTTAACAAAGATTCACAAAACGTAGCATTTCAATTAAATCCTGTACAGGAAAAATTCCTTCAAGAGATGACTGGTAGGGATATTATCCTAAAAGCACGTCAAGAAGGGTTTAGTAGTTTGATATTGGCTTTGTTTACATTAGATTTCCTATTTAAACCAAATTCTCGTTCTGTATGTATTTCTCACGAAGCGGGAGCAACTGTTAAGCTTTTGGATAAGGTTAAACACTACATCGAACCATTAGGCCTAGAAATGAAGTACAACTCACGTAATGAAATGTATAACGATAAAATCAATAGTATCTTCTATATTGGTACAGCAAGAGCTACAGCGTTTGGTCGTGGTGATACTATTAACAATCTTCATGCTTCTGAGTGTGCTTTCTATGACCATGCTGATGAATTGATGACAGGTTTGTTACAGTCAGTTCCTAAAGATGGTCGAGTATTCCTAGAAACTACCGCTAATGGTATGGGTAACTTCTTTCATCGTGAATGGCAGAAGTCAGTTAACAACGAATCTTCTTTTACTCCACATTTTTTTTCGTGGAAGGAAGACCCTGGTTACAGGTTAACTAATATCGACAACTGGAAACCTAGTGCAGAGGAAAGGCAATATATGTTGGATTTTGGTTTGGACATTGAACAGATGTTGTGGCGTAAACAGAAGATGAAGGAATTTAAAAACGAAGATGCTTTCAATCAGGAATATCCTATAACATCAGATGTTGCCTTTATTAGTTCAGGTAATCCTACGTTTGATATGCACAGTTTGGACTTCTTTATGAAGAATAAAAAGCAACCTATAAGATGTGGAAACCTTGTTGGCACAAAGACACACTTAACTCTTGATGAAACTCCACTTAAATCAGATGGTACAACTACAGGATTCTTAAAGATTTGGGAAATGCCAAACGATAGGGAATCATATGTTATCGGAGCTGATGTAGCAGAAGTCCATGATTTCTCTGTAGCTCAAGTTCTTAATGCTAGGACAATGGAGCAGGTTGCAGTCTGGCATGGAAGAATCCCTGCTGATTCATTTGGTAAAGAATTGGAACGTCTAGGTTACTTTTACAATACCGCTCTCCTGGGTGTGGAACGTAACAATCAAGGTATAGCCACATTAGTTGCCCTTAACCAACTTTATTATCCAATGTTATTTTTTCGAGAAGATGTCAATGATGTTGGAGAAAGTAATGCTTCAAAATTAGGGTGGGAAACCAATAGTAAAACTAGACCTATAATGATTACGGATTTAGGAATGTACATCCGTAACAGGGATATCAAAATTAATGATGAATTTACCATTAAGGAATGTATGACATTTGCCAAGAATATTCGAGGAAAAGATGAAGCTCAACCTGGTTGTTTTGATGATCGTGTTATGTCATTAGCCATCTGTTGCCAAATGTATCGTCGAGGTACTGGTGGGTCAAAAAGAAATGGAATAGTAGAGACCTATAATAGTTCAATTTACAGTAACGACTATGGTGGTGAAAATCATCCCTTCGACAATTATTAAATGGTGTACAATTAACATATGACTACAAGTCTTATAATAATAATTATTTTGTTAATAGTTTACTGTGGATTCAAGGATATACTTCATGCAAAACATCTGGAAAGACTCGAACTAAGATTAAAAGGATTAGAACCAACTGATTTCGACAAAACACAACCAGATGAAGCCTCTAATAGTATTTCTGAAGAAAATCTTGTAGACTTATCTATGGCTGATCCTTCTAAATTAACAGAGGCATTAGCTAAACACAATCAATAATGGCAACCTTAACCCCAGACCAAGAACAACAATTATCATCAGGACTAACTTCTCAGTTGGGTGCAATGGGTAATCCTGTACCAACTCAAGAAATTGATGTTGACACTTTACCTCCAATCTTAACTATTGACCAACCTGAAAAACCTGAAAAGGAAAAAGAACATAATCTCCCAATGGACCCACAAACTTTGTGTAATTTTCAACGTGATTTTGAAAGGGATATTGAAAATAGGCGACAATTGGATTCTGAATGGTTTGTTAGGGACAATTATGTTAAAGGAAATCATTTCGTTAAATGGAATACTGATTCGTCTAGTATCGAAACTGTTGACTCTGCTGGCTCAATGCGTTTCCCTATAAATAAAATTTATTCTACTTTACGTTCTGTTCGAGGATTTGTAACTAAGTACGACCCTAAGTGGGAAGTCTACCCAACAACCAAATCCCTCAAAGGTTTAGAGGAAGCTAAATATAAAGGTCGTTTACTTGACTACCATTGGTATATAAATAATTTAAGAGATATTTCCAAACAAAAAGTATTCCAAGCTTTAAAATATTCTATTGGTATTATGGAATTAGGTTGGGATAACAAAAAGGAAGTCACAACTTTCGACATCCAAGACCCATACGATATTTTCTTTGGCGGTATTAACTCTGCTCATGTCAGAAGAATAACCAAAGCTGTTAAACGTAATATTAACGAAGTAAAGGCTGATCCTAAGTATAAAAACATGGAAGGTTCACTTTCGGTTGAAGGTGATGACTATGTTTCAAATGCTAAACAAACATTAATGGATTTAACCTATGGTCGACAAAATAAAGATAACGACACAGACGGTTCAGTCATTGTTAAGGAAATGTTATATGTAGTTGATAAACCTAACAAATTAGGTGGAACTATTAATCTTGCCACGTTTACCAATACTTCCTTCTTACGTCACATTGAAACTCCTTATACTGATATGTCGGATAAATACCTTATTTATCGTTCTGATGACAATCCAGGTGAAATGTATGGAGAAGGTTGGGTTAAACACTTGATGCCAGTTCAAAAAATGCTTGATATTCTTGAATCACAGACCATGGAATACCATCATATGTTTGCTAAAGGTCGTTATGTGGTTTCTCGTAATGCTGGTGTAAAGATAATCAATAATCAAAATGGTGTTATTCTCGAACATAATCCTGGTAGAAGACCAATTGTTGAAAATGCTCCATCTATGGCGGCTTCTGTTGACAACCAAATTAGTCGTGTAAACGTCTATCTCGAAGATTTAGGTGGTCAACACGATGCTTCCCTTGGTCGTATTCCTTCGGGAGCTACTGCTGGAATCGCAATTGAAGCTTTACAAGAAGGTGATGCTAATAATTTGAAAGATTTAACAGAAAACTTCCAAATTGACCTTGTTAACACTGCAAAAGCCATATTTAAGATGTATGCAAGGAATTTAAAGCATACAAAGGTCATTGAAAGTGACGATAAAGATGCCGATGGATTACCTGATTATTACGCTATTATAGGCGAAAAAGCTAAAAATATACCAGAATTTGTTACTTATAATGGTAAAAGAATCCCTGTTTGTGTCATTAAAGAGGAAGAAAATGTACGTGTAATCATTGGTTCTTGGTTGGCATACACTCGTGATGCCCAAGAACAACGCATTTACAAGCACTATACTGCTGGTTTGATTGATCGTAATACGGCATTGAAGTCACTTAAATACACTGACACTGATGAAATCATTTCTGCTGCTATAAAAGAACAGATGATTGCCACTCTTGCCGCACAAGGTCCACAAGTTCCAGAAGAAGAAGCCGCTCCTGTTAGTGATTTAGCTGCAGGTCAGGAAACTCAACCAGCTATGAGTCCAGAAGCCGAGATTCCTATGCCTAATGTTTAATTATGCCAACGCAATTAACTCCCCTAGAGGAAATACAATATAATGATTGGAAAAAAGAAAATGCTCCTAATATCCCTGATAGTGATTCATTAAGAAGTGCTTTCAAAGAATCAACAGGAGAAGTTGGAAGCGATATTAATCCAGTTAGAACAACTGCTCAAGAAATAGTTACACCTACATTTGCTGATGTTGCAAAAGCTTCTGCCAGTGCTGGTAATGCTTTAGATACTGCATTATTAAATATGAAACAAACAGGTGTTCAAAGTTCAACCACACCAGAAGCACTAACTAATTTAAGTCAATTTTTAAACAATGCAAAAGTTACCCAAGGATTTGGGGAAAAGACCTTTAGTTTCTATGGTGCTGGTGGTCATGAAGGTGTTGATTATAGTGCTGCTGTTGGAACTCCATTACATGGATTAAAAGGTTGGACTGTTGAATCAGCAGGTAAAGGACCTTCTTATTACGGAAACACTATTACCTTAAAAAATACCGATACGGGTGAAAAAATAGAATTTGCTCATCTTAATAATGTTAATGTAAAACCTGGTGAAGTAATTTCTGATGATAATCAAGTTATTGGAACAACTGGTGCTTCAGGAACTAGACCAGATAAACAAACACAACAGGCTCATCTCCATGTTAACTACTATGATAAAAATGGTGTTAAATCAGATGTAACCAAGTTAGCAGAAAAAACTGTTACTCCAACTACAACGACTCCAAAAACTACAACTCAACCGACCACTCAACCTGTTCAACAAATTCAAACTGCTGCTACTAATGCTGCTGCAAACTTTCCAATTGTTCCAACTGCTACCCAAGCTGTTAAAACTGCACAAACTAAAATTCAACAACCTGCCACATTCATTAGTGCCAACAAAGATCAGTCCTATAATGGTAATGGTTACTTAGTTAAATCAGGTGACTCGTTATCAAAGATTGCTCGTGATTTGGGTACAACTGTGGGTACATTGATGGCTAAAAATAACATAACAAACGCAAATAAAATCTATTCTGGTGACGTAATCCGATACTAAGAAAATAAATATCATTTGACATTCTTTTTAATATAGTCCTATAATGTATTATATACGGACACTCAATCCGTATTAGCACTTTTAAAAACCCGCAAGGGTAATTTATTTATTTCCAGCGTGTCGCACCACGATAGAGGCGAAAGGAAAATTATGTTAGACGAAAACGGAATTGAGATTGAAACTCAAGTCACCCCGTCAAGTGACAATAAAACAGTTAATGATGAAGGTAAAGACCTTAGTAATAAGGGCGAACCAATGATACCAAAGTCAAGATTAGACCAAGTGTCATCACAGCTTAAAGCAGAACGTGAACAACGTGCTTTACTTGAAGCAAAAGTTAATTCATTAACAGAAACAAAAGACCAAGATCCTGACTTACAGAAAGTCGCTGAAGCTTTGTCACCTCTTTTTGTTCAAAAAGGTTTTATTACCAAAGAACAACAAGAAGCCGATGAAAGTGCTAAACGATATTCTGAGCAGTTAAAAAATTTATCATCTAAATATGATGGTGAAGATGGTCGTCCTACCTTTGACCCATTTGAAATTAGTGAGTACGCTAAACAGACTCAAGTCTTTGACTTGGAAACTGCTTATGAAAAAAAGTACAAAAAAGAATTATTTGATTGGGAAGTTCAGCATATGAACGACAATGGTGGCGATGTTGACACTGAAAAAGCAGGTGAAAAAGTTTACAACAATGGTCGAAACCAAGATTTACTTACTAGGGAATCTATTGCTAAGAAATTAGCTGAACCTGGTGGTGCTGAATGGTATGAGAAGAATAGAGATGTTCTTCTAAAAGCCCTTGAGAAAGGTCAAATCAAGTAATTCGTTTACTTGAAATTATTATTTAAAATTTAAAAATATATGGCTTATCCAAGTCCACAAATGACTACTACTACAGCGGATGTATTTATCCCAGAGTTGTGGTCCTCGGAAGTTCTCCGAGCTACCCGTTCCAATTTAGTCTTAGCTGATAAAGTTAAAAGATATGACTTCATGATGAAGAAAGGTGGAGATGTTTTACACATTCCAAATCTTTCCAATCTTTCTACTAACAGTAAAGTTAGTGGTGCTGTTGTCACTCTCCAAGCTCCAACTGAAACTGACATCGATTTAACAATTAACCAACACAAAGAAACCTCTTTCTTCGTCGAAGATATTGCTTCTATTCAAGCTAATATCAATTTGATGAGTGAATATACTAATCAAGCTGGTTATGCTATTGCTAAAGACCTTGATTCAGCTGTTGCTGGAATTTTCTCAACTTTCACTCAAACTGTTGGCGACGGTTCAACTGACATCAATGATGCAAACATTATCCGAGCTATTCAATATCTCGATGATGCTGATGCACCAGAAGGTGATCGTTATTTAATTGTTAAACCATCGGGTAAAGCTGATCTTAACTACATTGACAAATTCGTTTTACGAACTGGTCCAGGTTGGGGCCCTGCAGATTCTCCAATAATCAATGGAGTTAAATCCCAAGGTTTCTGGGGTGATTTGTACGGTGTTAAAGTCTTCATTACTACTAATTTAGTAACCGAAGCTGGCACTCCTACCATCGTCCATTCTGGTTTATTCCAAAAAGAAGCTATTGGTTTAGCTGTCCAACAGAGCCCTCGAACTCAAAGACAATACAAACAAGAATATCTTGCTGACTTAGTTACCGTTGATATCATCTACGGTATTGTTAAGCTTCGAGATACCTTCGGTGTTGACTTTAAAGTTAAAGCTTAGTTGACTGGTTACTAACACCCTGAAGTTAGTTCATCTACCCCCCTTGTCACAGAGGGGGTTTTTGGTATTATAGGGTATGAAAATAAATCAATGTATTGGTTGTGGGGGGAGAATTAGAAACAATGAATTTGCCCACTACTGTTCAAAATGTACTAAGTTTTATCACAAAGTTATGGGAATGAAGCCAGTTGCAGCAGAGGTAACTAAGATTGGTGATAAAGGTACAGAAGGTTTGATATTTGAAAAGATGCAACAAATTAGAACTCGGGTGTTAGCTGATGATGGTGTAACTGTTTTAAAAGGTGAGGAGGGGTTGAAATATATGGAAGACCACAAAGAAGAAAATCCAGGTTATGCTCAAAGGTTAAAAGAATATTACGAAGCCAAACAATGATTAAAATAGCTTTAGTTTCACCATCAAGAGGGACAGTATTCAGTAAGTTGATGGAAAGTGTGTTGCAGAACCTAAAAGGATACCAATATGAGGTGTTTATGCAACACGGAATCAGTATTCCTAATTGTTACAACTTCGCTATGGAAGAAGTAATGAACTCAGATTGTACTCATATATGGTTTGTCGAAGAAGACCATGTATTCCCAAATGATACATTAAAAAGAATGTTGGATATGGATGTTGATGTAGTTGCCACAGCTTATGCTGATAGAAGAAGTCAAGTTAATTTAGTCCAATACCAAAACAATGGTGATGTCATCTATTGTGGTATGGGTTGTATGCTGGTTAAAAGAGAAGTATTTGATAAATTAGAAGTACCTTACTTTAGAACATTATTTATAGAATTGAAAAAAGATGATAATGGATTTGTTACTTTAATACCACATCCAAACATGAAGTCATCAGGTTATGGTGGTCAAGATGTTTATTTCTGCACTACATTGGTTAATAACGGAATTAAAATAAATTTGTTACCTAATTCAAAGGTTGGTCATATGATGTTAATGGAATCAGCCAAGGATATGACTAATTTTGGTAAACACATAATCAGAACAGTATATTTGCCAGTTGACGACAAAGGTAATGAAATTCAAGGTAAAAATTACGATTTGTGTAAAAACATCTAGTTTAGTGTAAAATAATTATAGGACATATTATGAGTCCTATTTAAACTATGAATTTACTCCAAATTAGAAACGATGTATTAGCAAGAGTTGGTACTGACCATGAAATAACTAATTCACAACTAGATACTTTCATCAATGAAGGTAAAAGTAAAATCGAATCAGCTATTATGGCTGATATGCCTAATTTCTTTCCTGATACTGAAACATTATCATTTACTACTACTGAAACCTCAAAAGCTTTAACAAAAAATTGGACAAATATAACATTAATCCAATTAGATTACGGCGACGGAAGAGGGTATGTAACATCTACAAAACAAGATTTAGAAAGAATTCTAGATACTAACAATACTCGTGTTGAACATTGTATATGGGGTACTACACTTTATATAACTACCACAGGTATGGCTGTTACTGCAAGAATATTTGGGTTTGTAACTCCTGCAGACTTAGTTAACAATAGTGATGAACCTCAATTTGATAAATTACTTCATCCTTTGATTGTTACATGGGCACATGGCTGTATGCTTGAATCTATTGATGAAAACTATTCAGTAGGAGCAGCAAAAAAAACTGAATTTCAAAACGGATTAGATATGATACTTCCTGTTGCAGGAGGTAGAGATTCTACCAATGTTACAATGTTAATTTAATATGGTAACTAGACAAGAAGTTATAGATAAATTGGAAACAATTAAAAATTTAACTCAACCTGAAATGTTAGTTGAAATGACTAATTGGGCAAAAGAAAAAGGTTGTGAAAAATTAATAGATGATTTGTTAAGTTATTCTATTTATGCTGATGCACCTAAAGAATAATGGCTATAAAAGAATATAGAAATTCTAATTATTATGGAATGAATAATTCTAAGGATGCTTCCAATATAAGTGCTGGACAAGCAGAATTACTTGAAAACTTTTTAATTAGAACAGTTGGAAAATTAATTCGTAGACCTGGTTTAACACTATTGGGAACTGATGCTGACACTAATCCTGGTTTAGGTTTAGGACACAGAATTGTTGGAAGTACCCAAACTCAATATAAAGTAGAGACTACAGTAATTAAAGTATTATCTGGCGGAGCATGGAGTGCTATTTCAGGTGGAACAGGGCTAACTACAGGACTTCAAATGAATTTCTGTCAAGCACAGGACTATTTATATGGTTTCAATGGAACAGATGATGTTAGAAAACTTGACGCTACTACTTGTACCACTGTTGCTGCTATGCCTAAGGGTAAATGGGCTGTATGGTTTCAAAACTATTTATTCGTAGGGGGTGTTGCTGCTTATCCTAACAGACTTTATTTTTCTGATTTGTTAACACCTGAAACGTTTGGAGTTGATAGTTACATTGACATCGATCCTGGTGATGGAGACGTGTTAACAGGTATTATCGGTGGTTCTGAAAAATTAACAATTTGTAAAAAATATTGTTTTAAATACTTAGTTGGAACAGGAACTAACACATTTGCTGTTTATCCAATTAATGTCGACTTTGGTTGTCCTTCTTATCGTTCATTACGTAGGGTTGGAACTGATGTTTGGTGTATTGACACTGGTGGTAGGGTTAGAAGTGTTTACAAGAACCCATATGGTTTAATGATGGGTAAGGATTTGTCATCTGACTTTTTACAAGGAACTATTGATACGATTAACAAAAATGCCCTTGATAAGGCTTGTTCATTTTATGTTGATGGTTATTTCGGTATGGCTGTGCCAACAGGTGCTTCCACTTATTGTGATACTGTAATGCTTTACGATAATAAGGCGGCTATTCCTGATACAACTTCTAAATGGACTTTAATTACTGGATGGAAAACTGCTTGTTTTGATGAAATGTCATCTAGTACAAAAGATGAACTATATGTACAAAGTGCTGATAACGTTTCAGATGTTTACACCTGGGGAGGTAATACCGATAATGGCACTACGATAACTGCTACTTACATTGGTCCAAATGTTGCCGAAGGTTCACCAGGTATACGTAAAAGAAATTTATACTTAAAGTGGTTTGGGTTTCCTTTGGGTAATTATAATGCTGATGTCTATTCATCAATTGATAGAGGAACATTTACTAAAATAGGATCATTAAATTTAACCGATTTAGGGGGTATTTGGGGTACATTTGTATGGGGGGTAGGTGTTTGGGGCCAAATTGGGACAGTATTAAAAAAGATTCATTACTCTGCTAACAATGGAAAAGTTATTGGTAAATATCGTCAATTAAAATTAATATATTCATCTAATTCTGATCCGTGCGAAATTGGAACAGTTGTTAGTTATTATAAAGAACTACATTTTAGACTATGAAAATACCCTATAATATATCAGTTGGTGATACATCAGATCACGATAAAATTGAAGCTAATTTTAGAGCATTAGAATCTACATTTAATAGTCCTATAAGTATTATTAGTTCATCTGACAGTTCAGCTCCAAATTCAACATTATATTACAGTACAACACAATCTTCCTTAGTTTGGAAAGATTCTAGTGGTGTTGTTCATAATTTATATTAGTGTACAATTATTATAGGACTTATTAAAAAGTCTACAAATAAATAAAATGCCAATAATTACTTTACCTAACACAATACAAAATAATGATGTTTCTGATGCTGACAAATTAATGAGTAATTTGAACGCTATTGTTACTGAATATAATTCAACAATCGGAAATGCTAATGGGAAGATTATAGATCAATCAACTCCACAAACGATGTCAGGAAAAACTTTAGTTAACTCTATTATTACAGGTTCAACTCAAACAGTTGTATCTCATAATCCAGTAATTGCTGGAACTACTAACTTAGATTTATCTGCTGGTAATGTTCATATGGTAACAATGCCTGCTGATACTCAAACATTGTCAATAAGTAATGGTGTTGTTGGAAAATTTTTTGCTGTTGAAATAATCAATACTACTGGTCAAGGAGCATTAACTTGGTTTACTACAATTAACTGGGTAGGAGGTACTGCACCAACATTTACTGGTACTAATGGTAAAAAAGATACTTTTATGTTCCGTGTTACTGGGGCTAGTACATATGACGGGTACATAGTCGGGATGAATATCTAATGAGTGTAAATAATCTTGTTGCATCATTTTCAGGTTATATAGGACTTGAATATAATACTAGTTGGTCTTATATCCATGATGGATCAAGTGGTGGTGTTACAAATAATGAAGTTGCTGTAAAACTTTATCATGCTAGTAATGGTGATTATGCTATAAGTAGAGGTTTTTTAATATTTAACACGTCTTCTATTCCTTCAAATTGTACTATTCACTCTGTTTACTTACAATTTCAAGCCGGTTACAACAATGAGTTAAATGCAACAATGCAAATTGTTGATAACAACCAAATAAGTAACTCCAGTTTAACTGGAACGGATTATCCAAGATTAGGGACTGCTAACTATGGCCAGTTTGCTTTTTCTGCAATGTCAACTGCAACTGGTTATGTAAACTCTTTTGCTGTTTCACCAAGTGCAATTGTAAAAGGTGGAACTACAAAACTTGGTCTTAGAACAACTAATGATGTCAATAATTCTGCTCCTGGTGGTAATACTGAAAGTCGTGTTTCCATCCATGGATATACTGACAGTAATTATCCTGTTAGATTAGTAATCACTTATACTACTACTCCTGTTGTAACTACTGGTACTGCTTCTGCTTTGCAACCTATCTCTGCTACCTTAGCAGGTAATGTAACTGATGTAGGTGGTGGAACTGTTAGTTCAAGAGGTGTGTGTTGGTCTACTAGTGCTAATCCAACTACTTCTAATTCAAAAGCTTCTTCTTCTGGTCAATTAGGTTCATATACTGTAGGTGCTACAGGTTTATTGCCTGGAACTCTTTATCATTATCGAGCATATGTAACCACTGAAAACTCTACTCAATATGGTTCTGATGTTACTTTCAGAACTCCAGGTGGAGCAATACTATTTAATTTATTATAGGTTATAATTAATTATGCCAGTTAAGATAACTAAACTAAAAAATGGAAAAGTTAGGGTATCTACTCCTAACGGTATTCATGCTTTAGGTACATCTTTAGCAAAAGCTAAGGCTCAAGTTAGATTATTAAATGCGGTTGACCATGGCTGGAAACCGACAGATAAAAAATAATGACTAGAGAAGAAATAATTAATGCTTACAAAGCAAGAGGCTGGAATGATGAAAATGCTATTCTTGCTGATTATAATGCAACTGGTGGTTCTTCTATTTCTGGTTCTTCTACTTCTAATGATTTATTGTTTGATACAGAAGCTACCTGGACTGCTGCAGAAGCAGAAGCTTTAAAAGAGCTTGCTCCATATTATGAAAAATTACTTGCCTCTTATAAAGGTGATATTGCCTTAGCTAAGCAACAAATGGATACCGATTATGAACGTGGTTTAAGAGTTAAATCTGAAACAGTTGCTACTGACATTGCTGACATTGAAAAACAAAAAACTGAAAGACAACGTAAATTTAAAATTGCTTTAAATGATTTAGACCAAACAATGAATGCTAGAGGTCTTGCAACATCTGGTATTCGTACAGCGGAAACTAGTAAAGCAACAACTGAAGAAGCATACCAAAAAGGTTTACTAGATGCTCAACAAACTGCCTTAGGTAAAGGACTTGAATACTATAAAGAAGAAGCAGGTGCAACTCGTAATAAACAATTAGAAAAATGGGGAATGAAACCTGTTTCTGCTGCTAACGAACCTACTGGTCAATATGCTCCATCTAATGTTGGTTTGGATACTACTGGTTATGATGTTGGCAAATATGTTAGTGAACCATTACAAAAAGAAGCCGAATTAGCAAAAGCAAAAGCAGAAGATGTGACAACCTATGCCACAAACAAGTATAATAGAGCTGCTGCTAACTGGGAATCAAATATTAAAAGGTTAGTACAAGCATAATATGGCAACAAACGATTTATACAAATTAATTCAAGAAAAACAAGCAGATATTGATACTCAAACTGCTACATTAGCTAGTAAACAAAAATCTGCTCCACAAGTTGAAGCAGGTTTAAGAGAAACAGTATTAGGTGGTGACACACTACTCGATCAGTTAAGAAATCAGTATTCCTCTGGTGTTCTAAATCTTTTCAAATATGACCAAGAAAAATCTAAATCTTACTTAAGTCCTGAACTAGAAGCAAAAGGAATGGTTGCTGACCCTATGGTTGGTCAGGCAAATATCAATGCTAAATTTAATGCAACAGCTGCTACCAACGAAGAAGTTTGGAAACAACTTGATAAAAGAAAAACTGTGTTAGGTGACACAATTAAATCCGCTATGGACTTATATAATGCTGAATTGGAAGGCGATAAGACTGCTATTAGTGCTGCTGAAAGTGCACTAGATGCTGCTATTAAGGCTCATGCTGAACAAAGACTTAGTGAAACTTCTGGTATTGATACTTCGGCAGAAGGTAAACAAACTGCTAAGTATAAAAATATGGCAATAAATGATATTAAAGAGGGTAAAACACTTGAAGACGTTATGGATACTTATGCTAATACTCTTGAATTACCTGATATTTTAGATGCTTATGATAATAACACCATATATGGTCCAAGAACTCAAGACAATTCAAAAGCAATGGAAATGTATAATAAATCTAAAAAGAGTAAAAGTATAACTGATCCTTTTGCTGATTTAACTCCTAATCAGGCAATGGCTAAGAAAGTTGAAGCTCAACCTTATGCTACCATGGTTGGACAACTTGAAGGATTAAAGGCAGAAATTGCAAATGATGAATATAAGGGCACTCCTGGAAAACAACTACTTAATCCAATATTAGGAATGGGTTTAGGTAATCCTCAAGATGTAAAAATGCACAATATTTTATCAAATATCAATAATCGTATTATTTATCTTCGTTCAGGTAAACAGATTAATGAATCAGAATATAAACGACTTGAATCAACTATGGCTAACATAGGAAATATGAAAGGTAGTAACATTGATAGAATAAATTTATTACTTTCAGAATTTTATGATACTTTAGGTGCTTATGGTATTAATAAAAGTAATCTTGAATATGTCTTTCCAAATGCTGCAGCTAATGTAGAAGAAGCAGCTGGTACTTCTGGCTCAGGAAGTAATAAAGTCCACGTACAGTTAGCAGATGGTCGAGATGGGTTTGTTGACAAATCAGAATTAGAAGATGTCCTTAAAAATGGAGGTAAACAATTATGACGTATACACCAAAATCATTTACACCAAGTTCTTTTACTGCATCAAATGAACCAAAAGAATCAATTATTCAAAAAGCTGGGTCATATGCACCAGGGACGATGGGAACTGTTGGTGCTGCCGCTGGTGAAATAGGTGGTCCTGTTGGCTCTGGTGCTGGTGCCTTTATTGGCACTATGGCAGGTAAAGCTGTTCAAGATATAACAACTCCTAAACCAGCAAGTCATTACACTACTGAAACTGAACCAGGTTTTAAAATTGGTCCAATTGGTTTTGGCATTCAAACAAAAGATCATTCTAACGCTGGATTTGCTAAATTAACCGAAGAAGGCAAACAAGGATCTTTTGACTATTTAAAAGATTCGTTGAAAGACGCTGAAATAGCTGCTGCTACTGCATGGGCTGGAAGTAAATATTTAAAGAATATATTTAAAGTTAAGGGAATTTTTGGTAAAGTTAAAAACATTTTACCAAGTGAACAACTCGCACAAGCAGGTGGAGAAAAAACTGCTCAGGCTGCTGCTAACACAGTTCAACAAATTGCTAAAACATCTTACTTAGATGACATTGTAAAAGCTGCACAAAAAGCCAACGATCCAGTTGTTACTAATCAAATCAAAAGTATATTAACTAATGGTTTAGATAAACAAACAACCAAATTAGTTAAAGATGCTTCATTGAGTGAATTAAAAAACATTGTTCTTAACAATCCAGAGGTAGTAAAAAATATCCCAACAACTATGGTTGAAGCATTAACTCGAAGAACTGCTATGAGTAATATGGCTTCATGGAAAAATATTATTCAAAAAATAATTACTGGTAGTAACGAACCTGGTAAAAGTGAAGCTGCTAAAATTATTCGTAATGCTTTAAATACTCAACTTAAAAATGTTCCTGGAGTAAATACTGGTGATATTATGGTTCAACTTGGTAAAATTGGTACAAAATATGGTCTTCCATATATTGCGGGTAAAACTGTACTTAAAAAAGTTCCAGGTTTTGGTCTATTTTCGGGTGGAGAATAACTAAGTCAATATTAGAACTAATATTAGATAAAATAAAAAAATTCCAATTAATGTTGGTATAAAACCAAATATGTTTGTAATTATTAGAAATAAGAAAAAACCAAGTAATACTTTCATAAATTGTTTATATCACCTTTAATAGTATTTGTCAACTGATGACCTATAATGTGTTAAACTAAATCATGGTCAACAACCTACTCGACGACACTATCAAAAAACTAAAGAAACGCAATGAGCCTAAACCTGCTCCAATAATTCCTGATCCAATTATCAAACAAGGTAATATGTTAGACGGAATGTGGCAAAAGGTTGCTGATTACATTGCTGACATAACTGCCATATTAATGAAAGGAAAGTACGATGTAGTTGTTAAAAACTTTCCTAAAACTCAAGAAGTTAAAATTGCTAACATAAAAGAGTTCCCAACACCTGAAAAACAAGATTATTCAGGTATAATGACTTCACTAGAGGCTCTACAACGAACGATAAAAGACATACCTCAGTTATCATTCCCTGAAAATCAAAAAGTAACTGTTAGTAATCAGGTAACACCAGAAAAAATACAATTTCCTACAATTCAAAAGGTAGAAATTACTAATCATCCACAACATAAAGAATTCCAATTGCCAAAAAAATTTCAGGTGGAAATGTTAAATACCACTGATATAACTAATTCTATTGATTCCCTAACTTCTTTGTTAACTAAAGTTAAAGATAAAGGAAAAGAGGAAAATGTTCCACAGGAAATGATTTCAATGTTTGAGGAATTAGGTAAAAAGATAACTGATTCAATAGAACAGAATAGAATAACTTCAGTTGACATTAACAACACTGGTAGTTTCCCTGTTACTTTTCCAATTCCTACATTTAAAGATGTTAATGGTGTTAATACTCAAGGTAGAGTTGATAGTGAAGGAAACCAATTTACTAAAATAAAAGAAGTTTTACCAACTGATTCTACTAAAACTAATGGTTCGTTAACAATTAGTTCAGACGATGAAGTGGTTGTTAACACTAGAGTGCTTACAAAAACTATAGATTCTTTTAGTTTTAATAAAACATTATCATTTAATTCATTTGGAGAATTGATTTCAATATCATCATGGATTTGACATTCTAAAATAGTAATATAATATTAGTATATAGTCCAAATATTATAGGATTATATAAATTATAAATTAATAAACAAACTAAAAAAATATGGCTGCAACTTTTACTTGGCAATTAGATACTGGAACCCAAACTGGGACTCCTACTAAGGGTACTACTCGTACTACTCCTACTGACGTTAACTGGAAGAACAGTGGTGTTGCCACTGATGTGTACTCTTCTTATCCTATAGTTGCTGGAAACAATTCCTTCCAACTTAACCTTTCTGGTAAATTTACTACTGGAACTTTCAATAACATTTCTGCAGGTTTATTTGCTCACACTGCAACTGCATTTGGTACAGGTATCACACTTAAAGGTGTTCCTGCTTGCACTACCACTGGTGGTCCTTACGCTTATGTAACACCATCTGCAACTGCTGACACTGGTTTAACTACTGATATGACTGCTGTTACTGCAATCGCTTCGGGTGTGGCTGTGTGGTTTGGACCTACTGGTCCTGAATCTACTGGTAAAGCTGCAACTCAGGCAACTGGTGCTGACCAATACACTAATTTCCTCACAACCCAATTGCAGACCACTGCTTCTGCTGCTGCTGGGGACACTGCACAGGTTACATTAACTCTCCAATATAACGAAAACTAAATTATAAATTTATAAGTTGAATACAATCAACTGAACCAATACAATGGAATATAAATCAATAAACTATACCTTAGATTATTTACTTGAGGTGGAAACTTCTAATGGTGAAATTATTAAACAGGATATAGAAGATAAATCGTATAAAGGTGGACCTAGTTTCTATTACGATATAAAAGATTTAGATATTACAAAGGCAACATTAGTTGGTAAAAAAGATGTCATCAGTGTTAACTTGATAGACGGTACTTTTGTCATCAACGGGAAAACTATCTATCCTTCATGTCAATACACTGGAAAATTAAGTCTAGTTTATTACCGACAAGTCCAACAGTTTGCTAATTGGGATAATACAGTTTTAACTCCTTTAACTCCTATTGTTAAATATTTTATTGGTTGGAAAGTACCTGGTACTGATATTGAAAAAATATTAGGAGTAGATTAATGAATGACATCCCAACTGAATTATCTGATAAAGTTGTAGAAAATTATTCTGTAGAGAATAATACTTTTTATAAAGAAGCGAAAGATAACCCAAAAGATAAACTAGAAGTAGAAGTTGGTGATATTAAACAACCTGATTTTTATCCACAAGTTAAACTAAAACGTTGGGATAATGAAACAAATCTATCTATTCGTCTTAAAACAGAGAATTTGTTACAAGGAAATGTAACAACTGATAAGGATTCAATAGTTTGGGATAATGGTAATTTACAAGCCAGGTTTTATAATGTTCCAGATTTGAATGAAGATGGATACGAGTTTGAAGTTTTAATCCTAGAAAAACCTATTTCTAATGTTGTTGAATTTACTTTACAGACTAAAAATCTTGATTTCTTCTATCAACCAGAACTAAAAGATAGTGAAGTCAAAGAAATGGCAGATAGAGAAAAAATATCTCTATTAGAAGCTAAAAGAATATGTAGACCTGAAAATATAGTTGGTTCTTATGCTGTTTATTACAAAGATTACCCTGCCAATATTGTTGATGGAAAAGAATACAAGACTGGAAAACTTTGTCATATCTATCGACCTCTAATTATAGACAGTAGTGGAAGCGAAGTTTGGGGAGAATTGAATGTAAATGAAGAACAAGAATTACTTACCATTACAATACCTCAAGAATTTTTAGATAAAGCAATCTACCCAATTTTAGTTGATCCTACATTTGGTTATACAACTGCTGGAGCAAGTACTGCATTCCGAGCTTGCTTAGGTTCGTATTTTACGGGATCAGAAGGAACAGTAACTTCTATTTCTATGTATGCACATTCTAGCGGTGCTTCTGGATCGTCAGTTGCTATTTATAAAAAAAGTGATTTGTCTTTAAAAGAAGGAACCAATATTTTTGGTGATAGTTTAGGATCAAGTTATTCGTGGAATACAATAAATTTATCTGGTTCGACATCTATTTTATCTACAGATTATATATTATTAGTTAATAATATTAATGCAGGTATTTATTGTAAATATGATACTGGAGTAACTAATCAAGGTTATAGTGCTAATCCTTTTTATTCATGGCCTAATCCTTTAAGCGGTACATCAAATGATACTAATAAATATTCCATTTATGCGACATATACAGCAGGCGGTGGTGACACAACAACTCCTCAAACACTCACAGGTAAAGCAAGAATTGAAAAATCAACACAACAAACGTTAACTGGTAAATCGAGAATTACTACGACAACATCTCAATCATTGTTAGGTAAATCTAAAATTGAATTACCTTCTACAACCATTTCTAAAACTTTACAGGGTTTATCTAGAATCGAAAAAATTACTCCTAAAACGTTGTTAGGTAAGGCAAGAATAGGTTTAATTACAAATAAAACATTAACAGGTGTTTCCAGAGTTTCTAAAACAGTAGATAAAACTTTACTAGGTAAATCTAGGATCACTGCAGTTACATCAAAAGTTTTACAGGGTTTATCAAGGATTGAAACAGTAACACCAAAGACTTTACAGGGTAAAGCTAACATTTTAGTAACATCAACAACTTCTAAAATACTTCAAGGTATTTCTAGAATAACTGCCACTAATTCTAAAATTTTACAGGGCAAGTCACGTATCGAAAAAATTACTCCTAAAACGTTGTTAGGTAAATCTAATATCATTGTTACATCTACTATAGATAAAACCTTACAAGGTTTGGCTAGGATAGATAATTCAGCACAACAATCCATACAGGGTAAAGCAAATATAATTGTAACAGGTGTTAGCACTCAGACTTTACAAGGTAAAGCTGATATTTTAAAATCAACTTCACAGACACTACAGGGTTTGTCTAGAATAACTGTAACTACATCAAAGACATTATTAGGTAAGGCTAGAATATTAGTTAACACTACAACTTCTAAAACACTTCAAGGTATTTCTAGAATTCAAAC